TAACTCCACCTGTATATTACCCAGGATGGGCTTATGATATAATGAGTACAGACGACTTAGACTTTGGCTCAAATGAGGTTTACCCAGGTGATGCTTCAGCGCATCAATTCTATGGATTTCCAAGAAATGCAGAGGTTCCACCACCAATTGAAGAAGAAGAAGTAATTTCAGAATAAATAGTGTAACTATATAGAAAAATAACAATTAAATTTAATCAAAATGGGAAAAATTAAAGAAGATCAGTTAAAGAAAGTGGTTAAGCAACAGAACGAACTAGCAAGTGTGTTAGGTCAAATAGGTGCTTTAGAGTCACAGAAACATAGTCTATTACATGCTATCGCTGATATGAACGTGAAGATAGAAGAGTACAAAGTTGAGCTAGAAGAAGAGTATGGTAAAATATCCATAGACTTATCTACTGGTGAGTACACTGAAATAGAAGAAGATGAGTAATATTATAAGAAAGATCAGTATAGGCTCTGACTATAAAAATGATGCTATGCATTATTCTATAGGTCAAGAAGTTTATGGTGGTCATAAAATAGCTTATATACTACTGGATGAAGAAGATAATTCTTATAACATACATATAAAAAAGAACAATGAGGTATTGCCATGGAAGAAGTTTAATTCTAACATGGCTATATCCATTGAGTATGATCTTCAGTATTAATGAGAAGTGTATACGATTTTATTGTAGAACCAGTAGGAGAGAGATACGACAACGAGTTAAAAGTAGGTGATAAAAAACTAGTTTTAAATTCTAAAATAGAAAGTCACAAGTTTATAAACAATAAAGCTAAAGTGATATCTGTGCCAATAGCCTTTAAAACCCCTATAAAAGTAGGTGATGAGGTTATTATACACCACAATGTATTTAGAAGATACTACAACCAAAAAGGTAAAGAAGTAAACAGTAGTAAATACTTCAAAGATAATAGGTATTTCTGTCAATTAGATCAGATATACTTATACGGTAAAGATAACTCGTGGAAACCTTTTAACAATAGATGCTTTGTAGCACCTATAATTAATAAGGATGATTTAGAGCTAAAGAAAGAGAAAAACCATATTGGAATACTAAAGTATGGTAATAGTTCCTTAGAAGCTCTTAAAATAAGTAATGGAGACGTTGTAGGTTTTACACCTAACAGCGAATTTGAATTTGTCGTTAACGATGAATTATTATATTGTATGAAATCAAAAGATATTGTAATTAAATATGAGCACGAAAAAAACCAAGCTCAGTATAATCCAAGCTGGGCAAAGAGCAGTTGAGGAGTTAATAAAAGTAGCTAAAGAACCTATAGTAGATTCAGGTGATGATATAACTGCTGATAGATTAAAGAATGCTGCAGCTACAAAAAAGCTAGCAATATTTGACGCTTTTGAAATACTAACACGTATAGAAGAAGAAAAAAGTATGATAAATGATACTAACAATGCTAAAGAAAAACCTTTTAGAGGTTTTGCAGAAGGGAGATCTAAATGATTTACGAGCAAACATTAGTAAAAACGCTAGATGATTATATTAAGCCATCAGTTATAAAAAAGAATAACAGACATAAAAAGTGGAGTTATGGTTACAACGCTGATCACGATATAGTTATAATAAGTAAAGACGGTACTTTAGGTGAAGTAGTGCAAATACAAAACCTAGTTATAGGTTTACCATCTGAGCCTGAGAAAGTTTATAAGCGTTCAAACAAGAAAGCAGAGCAGAAGTGGGAAAAGTTAAACTACCCTAAAGAGCTATTAAAAATAAAAAGCGTGTTTGACTGGGAGAAATATCCTAACGCGTTTAAAGAAAAATGGTATGACTATATTGATGAAGAGTTTAAAAGGCGTGAAGAAGGTTTTTGGTTCAAAAATAATGGTGTTGCTAATTATATTACTGGCACTCACTATATGTTCTTGCAGTGGTCCAAAATTGATGTTGGGGCAGCAGACTATAGGGAATCAAACAGATTATTCTTTATATTCTGGGAAGCTTGTAGATCAGATGTTCGTTGTTACGGAATGTGCTATCTTAAGAACAGACGGTCAGGGTTTTCTTTCATGGCCTCAAGCGAAGCGGTTAATCAAGCTACAATATCAACAGACTCCAGATTCGGCATTTTATCAAAGTCTGGTCAGGATGCAAAGAAGATGTTTACAGATAAAGTCGTACCCATCTCAGTTAATTACCCGTTCTTCTTCAAACCAATCCAGGACGGTATGGACAGGCCGAAAACGGAGCTCGCCTATAGAGTCCCAGCCTCCAAACTCACGCGAAAAAAACTTGATGAGGGTGTCGCGTCGGAAGATAGACAAGGGCTCGATACCACGATCGACTGGAAAAATACCGGGGACAACTCGTACGACGGGGAAAAATTAAAACTATTAGTCCACGATGAAAGTGGTAAATGGGAAAGACCTGATAATATACTAAACAATTGGAGAGTTACAAAAACATGTCTACGTTTAGGTAAAAGAATAGTAGGTAAGTGCATGATGGGTTCAACATCAAACGCTTTAGATAAAGGTGGTGCTAATTTTAAAAAATTATATTATGCTTCAGATGTCAGGGAGAGAAACCGCAACGGACAGACTAGCTCAGGATTATATAGTTTGTTCATACCTATGGAATGGAATTACGAAGGATTCATCGACGCTTATGGAGTACCTGTATTCGACACGCCAAGTGAAAAGATTAAAGATCCAACCGGTGAACTAATACTTACAGGAGTAGTAGAACATTGGGAAAACGAAGTAGAAGGTTTAAAAAACGATCAAGACGGTTTAAACGAATACTATAGACAGTTTCCAAGAACTGAAAAACATGCTTTTAGAGATGAAGCTAAATTATCTTTATATAATTTAACTAAAATATACGAGCAAATAGATTACAACGAAGAGGTTAGAAACAAAAGTCTAGTAACTAGAGGTAGTTTTCATTGGAGAGGAGATGTCAAAGATACTGTCGTCGAATTTAAACCAAATAACAATGGTAGATTCTACGTGTCTTGGATTCCATCAATGAACCTGCAAAATAATGTTATTGTAAAAAACGGTCTAAAATATCCAGGTAGTGAGCATATAGGTGCTTTTGGATGTGATAGCTACGATATATCAGGTACAGTTGATAAGAGAGGTTCTAACGGATCTTTACACGGTTTAACTAAGTTCAATATGGATAACGCTCCATCTAACATGTTCTTTTTAGAGTATATAGCTAGACCACAAACTGCTGAGATATTCTTTGAGGATGTGCTTATGGCTTTACATTTTTATGGTATGCCAATACTAGCAGAGAACAACAAGCCAAGACTGTTATATTATTTAAGAAGAAGAGGTTATAGAAACTTCTCCATAAATAGACCTGATAAAGCATACAATAAACTATCAGTAACTGAAAAAGAAATAGGTGGTATACCAAACTCTAGTGAGGATATTAAACAAGCTCACGCAGCTTCTATTGAAACATATATAGAAGATTACGTTGGTTACACTGGCGAAGGGTATGGGCAAATGTATTTTCAAAGAACACTAGAAGACTGGGCAAGATTCAATATAAATAATAGAACAAAGCATGATGCTACGATAAGTTCTGGACTTGCTGCTATGGCTTGTAATAAAAATAAGTATTCACCAATATATAAAACACAGAGGAAAAAAGTGCAACTATCTTTTAACCGATATGACAACAACGGAAGTATTTCAAAAATAATAAAATAAATGATTTATACTAACACAAATAGTTCTTTCCCTAGTCAGGTAGTACCAGACGCAGAAAAGCAAACCTTAGAATATGGTTACGCTGTGGGTAGAGCCATTGAGAACGAATGGTTCAAGGGAGATAGAGGTACAAACGTCGGTGGTAGATTCGCAGGTAATTGGCAATACTTTCACAAGTTAAGACTCTACGCAAGAGGAGAACAGTCTGTGCAAAAATATAAAGATGAGTTATCTATAAATGGTGACTTAAGTTACTTAAATCTAGACTGGAAACCTGTAGCTGTATTATCTAAGTTTGTTGATATTGTTGTTAACGGTATGACAGATAAAGGATACGAAATAAAGTCATTTGCATCAGATCCTTTTGCTGTAAAAGAAAGAACACAACATGCCACTGATTTAGCTGAAGATGCTTTTTCTCAGGATTTAATACAAGAAGCTCAACAAAACTTCGGTATAGACTTAAGTAGGACGAATGTACCAGCTGATCAATTACCTAAAAGTAAAGAAGAGTTAGAATTACATATGCAGTTGACTTATAAGCAAGCTATAGAAATAGCAGAAGAAGAACTTATAAACAATGTATTAGATTATAATAAGTACGAAGAGGTTAAGAAAAGAGTAGCACACGATTTAGTTGTGTTAGGTATAGGTGCTAGTAAAACTGATTTCAACCTAGCTAACGGAGTTACTGTTGACTACGTGGATCCAGTTAATTTAGTACACTCTTATACAGAAGATCCAAATTTTGAAGACATATACTATGTAGGCGAAGTAAAAAGTGTACCATTAGAGGAGGTAAAAAAGCAATTTCCAAACCTAACAGATGAAGATCTTATAGAGATCCAACGTTTCCCAGGTGATTCAACTAGAACTAGAAACTTTAACGGTCAAGATAGTAATAACGATAATGTTCAAGTTTTGTACTTTGAATACAAGACGTATAGTAATCAAGTTTTTAAAATAAAGCAAACAGACCAAGGTTTAGAAAAAGCTTTGGAAAAAGATGATACATTTGACCCACCTGAGAGTGACAACTTTAACAGGGTTAGTAGATCAATAGAGGTATTGTACAGTGGTGCTAAGATATTAGGTTACGAAAAGATGCTTAAGTGGGAGCTAGCAGAAAATATGACTAGACCTTTTAGTGATCAGACTAGGGTTAATATGAATTACACTATATCTGCTCCTAGGATGTACAAAGGTAGAGTTGAAAGCATAATTAGTAAGACTATTGGCTTCGCTGATATGATACAGTTGACTCACTTAAAGATACAACAAGTGTTAGCACGTATGGTGCCGGATGGTGTTTTTGTTGATGTTGACGGGTTAGCCGAAGTTGATCTTGGTAATGGAACAAATTACAATCCACAGGAAGCGCTTAATATGTATTTCCAAACTGGTAGTATAGTTGGTAGATCATTAACGCAAGATGGTGATCCTAACAGAGCTAAAGTACCTATACAAGAATTACAAACATCGTCAGGTATGAGCAAAATACAAGCGCTTATACAAACTTATCAGTATTATTTACAAATGATAAGAGACGTGACAGGGCTTAACGAGGCTAGAGACGGTAGTCAGCCAGCGAAGGATTCTTTAGTTGGTTTACAAAAACTAGCTGCAGCTGCTTCAAACACAGCCACTAAACATATATTACAGTCTTTAATGTATATAACTGTAAGAGTGTGTGAGAATATAAGTTTAAGAGCGGCTGATATGTTAAACTTCCCATTAACTAAAAATGCTTTAATGAATTCTATAAGTAGCTTTAATGTAAATACATTAGAGCAAATAGAAAAATTAAACATGCACGAGTTTGGTATATTCTTAGATTTAGAACCTGATGAAGAGGATAAGCAGATACTAGAAAGAAATATACAAATAGCATTACAGTCTGGAGGTATTGATCTTGAAGATGTTATAGACTTAAGGCAGATATCTAATATCAAGTTAGCTAATCAAATGCTTAAAATAAAACGTAAGCAAAAAATGGAGGCTGACAAGCAAGCGCAGATGCAGAACATACAGGCGCAAGCGCAAGCAAATGCTGAGTCCGCTGAAAAAGCCGCTATGTCTGAAGTGCAGAAGCAACAAGCATTAGCTCAAACAACTCTTCAAATAGAACAAGGCAAATCTCAGTTTGAAATGCAACGCATGCAGGCTGAAGCTCAAATTAAGAAAGAGCTTATGGCAGAAGAGTTTAATTACAATATTCA